CCTTCTCCCCTTCTCAATAGCAACACAACAAGCTGTCCCACTACCAACGAACGGATCAAGCACTACACAAGGGACAGACTCTTCAACCCCACAATCGCAAGTAGCTTCCCAACCGATTGTCTTATCCTTCCTCAGCCTCCGCAACCTCATACCGTCTCCCCCTCGTATATCCTCTTCAACCGAACCATACTTGGTTTCTCTTCCTGGTCTCGTATCCTCCCGAGTAGTTTCCACTACTCTCTTCCTAGGAGCACCACACTCAGGACAACATCCCATCTCACTAGTACCTGCAAGAATGCAAGGCTCAACTAGCTTAGGAGGGAACGTAGCAAAGTGAGCACCACCATAAGCATAAGAAGGGATAGACCATACTGATCGTTTGTTGCGTGTTGGGTATGTTTTACCCTCTGGTATTGTCGTAAAGTCGTGATACCCCTGGTCGTTGGGTATCACATTTGCGGCGTGAATAGCTTTTCTGTTTCTGACCGTTCTGCCTTCTAAAGATTCCCTATCTATAGACTTTTCCTTGATTGCTTCTGCATCATAGAAGTATCCTCCGCGCTTGGCTAACAAGAACAGATACTCATGGGATTTTGTACATCGATTCCTAACTGGCTCTGGCATTGGATTAGGCTTGCTGTTGTGTGTGACTACACCACTGGCAAGAGTGAAAAGATGGGAGTCGCCAGCCACTCCAACATCATACATGAACTTTCCAGGTCCAGCATGGGAAGCGCAAATGTCTGTTATCTCACAACGATCCTTCTCGTTGAGATGACCACTTCTGGTCTTTCGTATCTCTCCACGAAACCCTGGGAATTCTCTTCCATCAAACACACCGATACAAGGCTTGAGTGTCAACACCCATCCCAGTCTTGCACAAGCTACGCGAATGTCCCTCGCCAAACCATGATTTCTCGTGAACCCCAATCTAATCCTTCGGTTTTCTTTATCAGTACTTCCATCCCCATGCAGATAGCCTTCCATCAAGGATTGTAAGAACTGGTTACTGTACTTCCACACACACGGATTGAAGTGTTTGTCTTTTGATGTTTTACCAGCAATCAACTCTCTGATGATAGATGTGACCACTTTGCCATGGATGCTTATTGTTTGGTTGTTGCCTTTCATGCGCAGCGTGGCGTGTCCTCCGTATGATCTAACAATTTTGAACACCCTATTCCATCGTGCATATTCCTTCCTATGCCCAGACAACCCAAACTTATTGCTTTGGTGGTTCTCAGCACCCCACCCTTCTGCCAAGTACAATCCAGCAAGCCATGCGGCATCAACGTCAATATGAATCGGGGATTTCAAGTCATCTGGTTCTGGTAGAGTGGATTGTGTGAGGCAATCCCCAATAGATAAACCCTCGGCCTTCACTAGCCCCTGATTCTTGGTTGGGAACTTGTGTTTAGCAGAACAGCTTATTGTTTCCCCACTCCTCAAAGTTAGCTTGACCTCTCGCCCATCCCGGGGAGTTCTGCTTACACCAAGAAGCTGGACCCACTCCTTACCATCCCACATTTTCACAGTGCCTGGGTCCAGCCTTGCGAGGTCTTTAATCATCATAGGCATATCCCCCTTCTGAGACCTAACATAAACCCAAGTGGCACCACTCAAACACCAAATGATGTCCTGCCTTAGTACCCAACCATCAGCCTGCAATGCAAGAGCAACCCGCCAAGGAATACCGACGAGGTTTCCTGCCTTAGTCCCTTTTGTATTTGCCTTCCGAGAGTTCTCAGTTCGCAGACGAGAACTTTTATTTTGCCCTGGGTATTTTCTATCCACATCATTCCGGCCTGGAGAACCTCCCCCATACGTATCGCCGAGATTAAGCCAAACCGTTCCATCGTTCCTCAACACCCTCCTAACTTCAGAGAAGATTTCAACCATCCGATCAATATATTCTTCAGGTGTCTTTTCTGATCCTAATTCCTTTGTCTTGTCTGTTCCGTAATCACGTAAGCCCCAATAGGGAGGAGAGGTCATAACCATGTGAACAGATTGTGCTGGTAGCTTACGCAATACGTCCAACACATTGCCTTGATAGAGCTTGACTGCCTTCCTATCCTTCGTGGTCCAATAAGGTTTTGCTCTCGCAACTCTCCGAAGCTTCCTTGGTACTTCCCTTTTCCGCCTAGACATAATCAATAACCTCTCCGTAAAGCTTTGCCATTCTCTTTGTTAGTCTCCAACGGACTCGATTATTCTTTGGGGTGTACTGTTCTACCGCGTTGATCTTCCGTAAGAACCGAAGCATAGTCCTCACTTTATTCTCTGCTCGATTCAGCTTCAATCCTAAGCTGGCAGAAGTTCTCCCCTCAGACTTTTCTTTGGCTAGTGTGTGTACAATATTCAAAGTTTGTCCCCGGCTTGTATCCAAAGCCACACGACGTACCCTATCCATGACTGATGTGTCTATTGTGCGCTTATTCAAAACGAACGCGGTACACTTAGCCAATCGGATAAGCTGACTGACAAGCCTTGCCCCCAACTCTCTCTCGGCTGTTTCCTCTTGGTGTTGAGAAGGTCTAGCGCGCATATGGCTCACGAACTTGCCGAGGCGCATACATTGGATCTTAGCTTCCCGATCCATCTCAATTAGACCTAACTCTTGTGAAGCATTCTCGCGAAGGTAGTCCACGTAACCTCCTGTCAACGACATGGCCTTGGACAATTCCGGTTCATATTGTGTTTCCAGTTTGCCATCCGTTTCAATCCCCACGTTTTTCTCTGCTCGATTGGCTACCCTCCAAAGTATCTCGTCTTCCAGATCATCGTCAATACCTTCCATGATGACACAATCCAAGAACCTCTCCCCTAATTCGCTTTGGTCTATTGACCTCAACGAACTAGTCCCACACAACAGCCAGGTCATCCGCACTCCCTCATAATCCTTGCTCATAGTGTTTCGATAATGAGTACGGCTTGTGCTGTCATATAGGTCTCTTGCTTCGGAAAGAATCTGAGAGAGGTTGGGGCTTTGCAACAGCGTATCACCATCCTTTGTCACGAGCGTTTTGCCAAACAGCAAAGCCACGAGGCTGTTGTCTTCTTCCCCTGCTCCATCCGTCTTATACCCACTATGAAATCCTCTGATGGTGGACTTTGCCAAGACATAACGCTTGTTGGTACTAATAGCCTCACACAAAGTAGATTTTCCACAAGCGGCAGGCCCAATCACCTTGACCCACAACTGGTCTCCAACGGCTTTCGTGCTTGCGATTGCGGCAAGCATGACAGTCAATGCATGGTCAAGACCGTCTGTCCATTTCATTGCTTTACGCCACGACATAACCAATTTGCGGTAGTCTTGGCATTCTACGCACTCTATAGACTCTTGCCCTCCCGCCGTAGAGCCTTTTGTGCCCTCTGTAAGCCATTCCTTGGGGCAGGGGCATAGTTTGCCTAATAGCTCCCCGAGACGCTCTACACGGCCTGCTAGGCCCCCTCTCGCCTGCATTACACCCACTTGTTATCTCCTATCTTGTGTTGCTAGCCTAATTCGATTCTCTGCCGTCCGAAAAGCCTCTTCATCATTATCGCAGCCGATGAATTTAATCCCTAGCCTCCGACAAACTACACCAGTACTTCCAGATCCCATGAAAGGATCAAAGACAACTCCACCCTCTGGCGGCGTTACCAAACGCACGAGGTATTCCATGAGAGCCAGCGGCTTCACTGTTGGATGCTTGTTCTCAACATCTCCCCCACAAGTCCTCTCACTTTTATTTGCCTTGGCACAATAGAACGCCCTACTTGGTTCTGAGACCTTCACCCCACGATCCATATTGTGATTTGTGAAACTCAACATGGCAACTACGGCAGAGCCATCTAAAATCATGGGGCTTGTCGTAGTCGTCGTGATGTTTATCTGCTTTGATTTCCCCACAGACTTCGCAAGGTTGCCGTTTAACTTTGCCGTGCCTATGACCCAAGACCCTCGCAAGTACCCGCTTTCGGTACTCAGGATCAGTGCAATAACGTTTTCGCAAAGCTGCCTTAACAGCTTCGGCGTTACGTTCATAGAAAGTCCCTGCAAACCGCTTAACTGCCTGGCCCCTTGGCTGGCCTCTGTTACTACACGACTTAGAACAGAAACGGCGACTTGATTTGGCAGGGACAAATTGTTGTCCACAGTATTCGCAAGTTTTATCTTCCACGGGAGTCTCCTTTTTGAATTGGATTGTACCGTGTCTATTATAGTCTTTGCACGCAAAAGAAACAAGGCTAAGTCTTCTTCTGTGTACGGACATTGTTTGAAAAACCGAGCGGCAGAGCCGGAGTCGCCGCCAAACGGCTTGGGGGGTTCCTTCCTTCCGCCATACGTGCCATAAACTGGGCTATTGCTTTTTCGCTCTGGAGCGTGGTGGGGCTCAAGACAACCGCTCTTCGTCTTAGGAAACAGCCCCACCACTTCATCGCTTCCGTCGTGGATTAGGTTGGCGGGGAAGCGGCCTTCTGGATTACCCGGTACATTCGGTCCTTGAATATAATTCCCATCTGAACCATAAATAGTTACAGCATGGTGTCCGCCCCCATGTGGGGTGCCAGGGATTCGACACCCATCAACATTGATTCCGGCTACACCGTGCTTCACAGCATTATTTGCAAACGTGCCGTCGAGAGGTTTCATGGCAAGGATCACTGGCTCATAGCTCGGCTTCAGAGCAGTACCCCAACCGTCCCAGAGTTTGGCGGCGTCGGTTGCGGGGGCGGTGATAGCCGAACAGTCAATCGCACTGTTTTTGCCATGCCCTCCTGCAAACGAACCACCACGAATATCCTGGACTGGGGTTGCTGCCCGTCCTGTCTTTCGCCCCACCACTTCACGCTCTGCACCTGCTGCCTTGTCGAGGGATTTGCTGATGTTGTGTGACTTGGGGAAGCCCGATCCGTACACCCACATGATACAATCGCGTATCTCCCAACCAGCATCCTCGATAGCACAAGCCAAACGGTGATAAGTTCTCGTGCCGCCGAAGGCTAGAAGCATTGCTCCAGGTTTACAGACTCTGAGGAACGTCTGCCAGAATTGTACTCCTGGAACTCCATGGTCCCATTCCTTACCCATAAACTTTAGTCCATAGGGTGGATCGGTCACAATTGCGCTAACCGTGTTGCTGCGAAGTCTGCGGGCTGCCTTTCGGCAATCAAGAGGGTACAGGGTAGGGGAATATGTTGGCTTAGGCATTGAGAAAGTCCCTCACATCAAAACCACTTGGTAACTCGGGATCATAACCTAATTCTCCCCATTTTAGGTAGCCTACCGAAGACACCTTGGAGAGAATAGAGGCAGCACGCTTCATGCCAGTGTAACCTGCCGATGTTTTCTTCTTTCCTTGGGGATGGTCGCTGTCAAATAGTAGCCGAACGTTTTGCCCTTGAAACAATCCAGACCATCGATCCAACGGAGAGTTGCAGCCAGGGACTCCAACCACGTTGATCTTGGAGAGAAGGCTTTTCGTTTTGTTTGAGGTTAGCGCTAGCCCACCCCCCTCAGTTTCCTTCGCGTTGCCTAGCACTTCCCATAAGGCCATTGCATCCCAAGGCCCCTCGCAGATAAATGTTTGAGGCTTACTCTTATCAAACAAAGGGATACCAAACATTCCGTGATGAAGGGTGGGAGTGGGCAACAAAACCTTCCACCCCTTGATAGAAATGTATCGGCCCTTGATAGAAATGTATCGGTAAAGTTGGACAAGCTTACCTTGAGCAGAATAACCGGGAAGCATCCAACACCGATCAATTGTTGACTTAACGGCTCCCCAGTGCATCAAGGTTTCAGAGAAGACCAGTCCTCGATCCTTTGTCAGCAGTTTGTATTTGCTTGTGGCTGCATCACTTTTCTTCCAAAGCAACTGAACAAACGATTGAGCATTCCCTCCGCCTTTCTTTCCTCCTTCACCACAGACAAAGCAATTCCAACACCCAGTTTTGACTTCAATGCTAAACTTGCCTTCTCTACCACACCAAGGACAATCGGCTGACGCTTGTTTCTCTCCCTCTCTCCATTGCAAATCCAAACCATGAAAAACGTAAGGTCTCAACTCTTGGGGATAATCCTTTAATCGTTTCATGCTTGTGGGTTCTCCTCTGCATAGCAGTCAGGACAAAGTCCTGATGAATTGTTATCGTGAATGGGTGTTCTTTTGCATCGAGAACACTTGCGGGAATAGCTGTTGGTGTCCTCTTGACTCCCGAAAGATGCTCCCTCACAACAAGACCCACACACCACGCTATGGTAAGCCTCATGCGCCTCAACCTGTATTGCCTTCTCTTCAGCTCTTTCTTCTGGTTCTTCTGGCGTCTTCGTTGCTGTCTTCTTGATGATCTCTGCCTCTTTTTCCCTATCTCGGTTCTCTTCTACTGCTTGGGACTCGGAAAACTTTTCAGGATACCTCTTTTGAAGCTTTTGGATGTTAGCCTCCATGATAGCCTCTAAACTAAACCCGGCTGCATTACAAGCCTCAGCCATATACCAAAGACAATCCCCCAACTCTTCTTGGAGGTTAGTCTCATCCAGAGGTTGTCCATAGTATATCCACCGCTCGATAGCTGCTGCCAACTCTCCCACCTCCCCACACAACCCCAAGACAGCGTGGTTTAGTCTCACAGGTACAGGCAGCCCTTTCACCAAGGCCTTCATTCTGTTTCGCGAAACTGTTTGATTGCATTCTGTACGTTCCGCGAGTCGTTGGTATTGGTTCGCTTGCATCAGTATTTTCTCACCTCCCAAAAAACTGTGTTGTAGCCAGGCAGTGTTCCCCACTCTACGCTGTAGGTAGAAAACTCAACCACATGGCCTTCATAATTGTCCAACAAGTACATCAACCAATCATAGCTTCTTTCACACAAGAATTTTCTCAGGAGGGTGATTGCTATTATACCCCCTGCCACGTGCGTCTGGTCTTTAAGCGCTTCCCTCATAGGCTTAGCAACAGTCGTATAGGTTAGCTCATAGCTCCAGACTCCTCTTGAAACCTCTCCTTGAAAGATTGTCTTTTCGCTTGGAGCCATTGCACTGATATACAACGTGCTAGGATCAACCCCGTTTGCTGTAATCTTCCCCCAAGTAGTCACTACTTCCCGAGCCAGCAGATTGTACCAAGTAGGCCCGCCCGCCACTCTGTTTCGGATATGAAACAAAGCCCTTGGATTAGTTCCTGGAATGCGTTGGTCCAGTAGCCAACGATCAAGAGCCTTCCAAGTGGGAGAGTGATTTCCAAATTCCCCCTTGGCATACCTCTTGACAAAGTTTCTCTTAGTAAGTACAGGCTTAACCATCAGATTGATTTCCTGAAGGGGCTACTTTGCTTTTGTGTTCCCAAGCCTCTTTTCTTTTTTCTATCCAAGCTGTCCCTGCCTCCTTCCAATCGGGCGCATGTACCCGACTCATTAAAGTCAAAGCGTTATTGTCTCCATAGTACCTCCGTTGCTTGTGCGCTCTGTATGCGCCGCACATAGGTTGGGCCACGTTACGGAGAAACGGCTCAGTAAACTCTTGATCTATCCCACGAGAAACAAAGCGAATAACTTCCATGTCAAATACGTCTGGGTTGTCTACCAGTGGTATCAGCTCCCATGGCTTTTGATAATCCATCGAGAAATTGCTAGCCCACTTTTTAGGCTCCCACTTGTCTTTGTAGACGTGCAAGTTGTTTGTCAGGTGGTGATAGGTGCCAACCTCAACACCAATACGCTTTGCCATGTACTCCAAGAGAAACGAATAGTGTACGACGTTTGCTCCCAACATTCCCCAAACCAAGTCGTTGCTACGATTGCAAACAGTCATGTCTAGATAGCTTTTCCAAACTGCCACGTCTCTTTCTTGATGATGAACAGAGAAATAGACGTTGGTATTGCAATTATGCACAAGCACCCCATTGCTTAATACTGCATTATGCCTTCCAGGAACCTCAAAATCATACACAGCCAACGTTCCGGCCCTCTCTACGCTCACTACACGATGATTCCCTTTTGATGCTTGATACTCTTGGATCATCTCCCATTGTTCTTCAGTACGAAACGCCTTACGTTGCTGTAGTGCTTTTCTAAGTTCGGGTGTTAATCCGGCATAGTGTCTCTTCAAGCTAGCGGAGTGTTTTTTGCCTCTTGCATCTTTTTGGGATTCTGTCATTTTACAATGGGGATTATTCGCACCAAACTTACCTATAGCATTGTGTTGGCTTGCTTCCATTTGTTGTAAATTATCAAATTGGTTATTCAAGATATTACCATCTCTGTGGTGTATTGCAAATCCTCTGTGTATTGGCTCAACAAGACCAAAATACTCTCTGTGCTCCCTTTTGAGATTAACTCCTGAAGTGTTTCTGTAAAGATTCCGTTTGAACTGTAAATATCCCTTTGGGCAATACCTACTTGCCGCAGTTTCTGGAAGAGCTGCAACTACATGATCGCCAACAACTAAATTACCCAAAGTGCATTCTTGCACCGATAATCCCACACAACGGCTTCCTTCAAACCTTCTTGTTTTGCGGTAGAACAAATGGTCATTTGTAGCTAAAACTGAAGAGTTATCATCAAACTTGATTCGGTAGACTTCTTTTTTACCAGACTTCCAAGCGTTAGTCATCCAAGCCAATCGCTGATCTCCTGTGCCAGTATCCACAGTGTATACTGGATACTTAAATGTATTTTGAGTCTGGAATTTCTTAGCCAACCATTGGATAGTTTGGTCTCCCTCAGGAGACCTAAACTTTGTATTGCCTGCCAAACAAGGCAAATCTTTTGAATCTGTCTCCAAGTCTTTTGTTGGAGACCAGATAGACAATACCTGACGACGGCAATCGGGGTCAGCTTCCAATGCGTCTGCAATCCTCAGTAGTTGATCCATCCCAAAGGCAACCCGCCAACGATGGCCATAAGCCCCATGGAACTTCTCCCCATCGTCAGAGTAGTTGCCAATGTTGCTGTTGTAATACGCCAACGGCTGTACTTTGTTTGATCCTGAGAGCATCCACAGAGACTCAAACAAATGAAAGAATGGGTTGGCGTCTCTTTCTGAATTGAACAGCACTCTCTGGAGAGGATGAGTGTAGGAGACCAATACTGGTTCAGTGACTTTGAGTACGGGGCCATTACGGCTAGGCCGTTCAACGGTTGGAATAGACTTTAGAGCTATCCCGTTGACTAGTCGATCAAAAGCATCGTTGACATTACGAAAATGGAAGTGCATAACAGGCTTCTCCGTTGGTTAGCATTTGAGGGAGTGGTCTAGGTTTTTGAGTGTGTACCCCAGTGGGTCATCACAAGCGTGGAGATGATTGCACCAAGCAGGATATAGGATGGCATTGCCTCCCGCCCTCTCAAACTGCGCAGTATTGGATTCACTGTCGTCAATCAAGATAGTATCTGGGTTGGCTAATAGGTGCTTGTGATTCGTGAGAACCAATCGGTTCCAATCCATCCCTAGATGCTCTTGCACCCATGCACGAATCCCAGCATAACTTGAAGTGTGTTGAGAAGGGCTGGAAACAATGTACCATTCCTCAATTAAAGACAGCCGTTGAGTATCCAACCAATGAATTAAATAAGGTGCTTCGGGGAGCATGAGAAGATCACGCCAAAAACCTTCCCCAGCCCGATTGATCGGGTACCAAAAATCCTCGTCAGATAGCCCCAACTGTCTAACTAGGTCCCATGCCCCAGGAATATACGAGGGCAAAGCCTCAAACTCTTTCCGACTGTAGCCGTGAATCTTCAGGGCAGCCCCCGTAAAATCAGCCAAAACCTCGTGACAATCAAGCAGAATCCTCATAATTCAACCCCAGATTCCAAGAATCCAAAAACTATTTTCCCAGCCTTAACCTATTATAACATGAGGGTTTAGGGCTTTCCAAGGAGCCATCTTCAAAGATTTCCTACTGATTGGTATTGCAATCCGTCGATACCCTAGTTATAACAGGCATAGTCGGGCATACGACATGCTCAACACACAACCCCAATTCGAGGAGCGAAACGATGAAGAAAGTCACGAAGCCCACTGCCAAGAAGCCCACTGCCAAGAAGGCACCTGCTAAGAAGACGACGAAGAAGGCAGCCCCGAAGAAGAAGAAGACGACGAAGAAAGAAACGAAGAAGTCAGTGAAGAAAGATGGTGCCAAGGAAGTTGCATCCAAAGTTAATTTGGATATTGACCAAGTTCGCATCGTCCGGGCTCTAACCAACCGCAAGGAAGCTATTTCCATGGCTGACCTTAAGGACAAAGTTGGCATCGGTCGGGATAACAAGTACAGTGGCAAGTGGTTGACTTCCCTCAAGAGCCTTGAATCCAGGAGGATTGTGTCAATTGGCACCCAAGAAAACGTCAGAGGGCACACTTACATCATCACAGCAATTGGACGCAAAATGGCTGCCAAAGTCAAATAGACCAAACCCCAAGTGAGACATTAGCCCCGGATTACTTCTGGGGCTTTTTTATTGGGACCACTCCTCTACCAATAAGCATCTTGGTCGGTTGTCCTTCTTCAATGCTATTTTGTGATCCTCCACATGGCAATACCACCTTGCCCTTATGGTCTTGGTTCGATGATCTAATCGTGTTTCTCGTCTTACCACGCGCCAACATTGGCTTAGGGTAGGCGAGACTCTTCAGCCCCATCTCTACCGCCTTCTTCATGCCAGCCTTGTTGATTGGTTTCCAATACAAATGCTTGCCAAGATCAAAATGAGGTGTCACTTGTGAATTTGGCATAGATTTCTTTAGGTCACTTACTGAACTTGTACCGTGTCGTTGGTTGCAAGTTCTGGCTGGCACAAAAACACCGTCAATATTAAACCCATCTAGTCTCTTCTTGGTTGTCCCGCTGTAAATCCATGACGCAGCTTGGTAAATTCCTCCGTGATGGTCCTCTTCAATGTCAGCAAACGAGAGCACCAAATTGGCTAATTTGTGCTTCCTTATATGCCCAATTGCATTACCAATCATCCTCGTTAGTGGCTTATCATACTCGGGCAACCGCACAAGGCGAGTAAGTTCCCACAGATTGTGAACTTCCCACCTTCCAGTAGCAATTGAAAATATACAACAAGCCACAACTGATAATGGTGGAGTAACCACGTCCCCATAACACAACTGGACGTTACTTGGCATTCTGCCGCTGTAGTGATATGGAATCACCAAACTACGGCAAGCCTTCATACTCACTTCTCTATACTTACTAGCCAATGTCGATACCTCCCATTCTTGGGTGTTCATCAAGAACTCTGAACCCAGCTTCGTCTTGAGTATAAGCCAAAGCACAATCGCTCATAACCAAGCGTTTCTTTTTTCTGAACACTTGCCAAGCTTTGACAATCATGGCAAGCTTTTCTCCTATTTGTACATTGGTATCTTCTTCAAGGTTTTCCGCTAACTTATTCAAGGATCGTTGCAGAGGTTTCAATGAGTCGCCAACTGAAAACTCACTCCAAAACTCGGCAGCAATTTCCCATTGAGTCATAATCAGTCTGGATTCACCATGGGGCTCCTTATCTGAATATGCATCATAGTCACTATCAGAAGCAGCCATAAGGTACATTAGCCCAGCAGCATAACCCAAACTGATATATTTCTTTATTGACCCAGCACAATCTTCGTCGTAGACATGCTTGACGCAAGGCACAATCTTGGGGTGATTAGAAATGAACTCCAGAGCTTCGCTGTGTGTTCTTCTCGGCAAGAATGCGTTATTAGATGCGCCAGTACGCTTCCATAGTAAGCGGACAGCGTAGTCCAAAATGCGTGTGATTGGTTTGCGGTCTTTCGGGCGGTGTTGGGCAAACGTCTTAGACATAAACAAAACGTCCGCCAACGTTCTGGGCTTTACGTTATCCAATGTCCTCGTTGCTTCTTCACTTTCATCAGCCCCAAATGCAACCAATGTTTCGATACTTGGTTCCGTGTTCCACACTTTGGACCAATAGGAATGTTTTTGCCATAGTTGACATGCAAGAATCAACCCAATAAGTCTGTGTTGCCCGCTTAAAACTTGCCCATCCCGGCCGATGATAATTGTTTCCAAGTTCAACTTCCATCGCTTGTTGAGTATGTCTTGGGCTATAGACCTTGCCCATGAATCATCAAATGGGCGGTTCTTGCGATTGCAACTACATTGCACCTTACAGTTTTCTTCATCCTTAAACAAGTACCTATCGTGGAACTTGACTGTTCTTGTTTCTGTCTTCCATCCGAGTAATTGCTTGGCGTGGGCACAAGTTAACGCCTCGTTGCCAACACAAACCCGGACTTCTACGTCAGGATAAACATACTTAGGGCGCAATTTAATCTTCAATTGCTTCTTGCTTCCCACTTTCTTATGCCTACGTTTCTTGCTTCCTGTTTTCTTATGTATCATTGAATTGCTTTCTTGCCGGTTTCGGTTATCGTGTACAAAAGTAAGTCTCGACTTCCCATGTCATGTTTCTCAACATGCACATATCCAAGAGTATCCAACGCCGGAAACTGCCAGCGCTTGAGAGCCTTATCTGTTTGGTTTGGTGGTCGGGGGCCTGCATAATCACCCACTTTTGTTGGATCTACTTTTGATCTCTTTGCAATTTGATTCCGAGACAATGGAGACCCTGACAACGACAGACAATGCAAAATAGCCACTTGAGGCTTTTTCATCTTTGTTTGCCCATTTTCAATCTGGGTATACCCATCGCTTCTTTTTGCTTGGGGTCTCAAATCACATGGGGTTTTTGCCACTTGCCCATCATACCTCCTCTTTGACCTACCAGTGTTGAACAACATGCGATTGTACTTATCAACCTCACAACAAATATGCTCAATCTCCCGCATCTCAAACCGAGGCATATCGGGCAAGCGTTCCCTGGTTATTTTGAGCAGGTCTCGCATTCGTTTTTGCCAATCCTTTGGCTTGGGGGGACAACTGGAGTTGGAAGTTATTTTCTCCTCTTCTCCTGCGAGCCAATACAATCCACGAATACACCCAGGCCCAGGATTGCACCACGTGAGCTTGTCCCTTGCATTCTGTAACAAGTAAGTGAACCGAAGATCGGTAACCAATTCATAAGCCATGAACCCTCCGAGATAAGGATATTGGACTAACCACTCGTGTGCGTTCTGTAGGCTCTTGCCGAGTAGCTCGTTGACTAATAGCCTACGATCCTTCCACACAATATCCAAGCACTCGCAAACGTGCTCAACCTTGTTGCTGCCAGGTGCTGCTGAGATCATGTAGGCCCCCGTGAATACTTTTGTACCACAAGCAGTTCGTCTCCTCAACATCTTAGCAGTTGTGTGTCCTCGCCAACTAGTAAGCGAATCAAGACCGCGCCATTCCAACAAGGCTCTTCCCGTCTCAATCTTGTTGAACCATCGGAAGGCTACCGTGGCAAACAAAACTTCAGGAGAGTCTTTTAGGCGGTCTCTGATGTTTTCCCGAAACCAGACAGTGGTCTTGTCGTTTTCTCGGTAGGGATTTGTGAAGAAGAATTGTTGCAAAACCTCATCATCTGTCCAAGGTTTTGGTTTCCCTTTCTTCCTCTTGAGATAAATATTATGGCGTTCCCGTATCCAATACAAAAAACGATCCAACGCCGACAGCTTTGATACTTCAGAGACTCTCATAGCATTTCCTTGGGTAATGAGCTTAGTTTGTTACGCCAGACCAAACTTCCCCAAACTGGATTGTAACTCTCACTGTGAGTTTGTCTGGTCCCACTTTAGGGATAACAACTTCTGCCCGTTTATGGCAAGCTGGTAACTCAGGCCACTCACACTTGATGATTGCAGGGATAACATCCTCATCCCAAGCACTTGTGTAGGGCATTAACATACAAACGGCAAGGAAGTCGTCCAGCGTTGGCTCTCTTGTAAATCTGAATGTGTGGTCGTTTGACCCTACCCGAAAAATCAACTCCCATATTCGGAGGCTACGGACTTCAGGTAGCCTCTCCAACAAGCCATCTTTTCTTCTCCATGAAGGTTTACGCTTACTTACTTCAGAGATTTTCATGCCCTAACTCCCTTCGTCTTGCGAGGATTGATCCTATCAGCGGTCTCGAATAGAGGTACAAGTTCCTTGAAGAAATTGTACTTTGTCCGCCAGTATTCAAACTCCGCCCAAGCCTGTTCTAGTAGTTCTTGCCTTTGTTGCTTGTGGCTAAGAACAGAAACCGTTTCACGGTACCCTCCCCCAGGCTTTATTCTATCCGACTTGAGGCTACAGAAGGCTTGGACTTCCTTTGAGTCGTGGGTAATCACCGTAACCTCAACAAGCAACTCTCTGGCCTGGCGAATCCTATGCAGCCTTGCAGCCTTGGAATCACTCCATTCAAACCTCGTATGTAAGTTGGGAAACCCCCTCTTATCTCTAGCTGCATCCACAACTTGCTCTGCTTTGAGGATACTGTTTTTTCGTATCCCTAGATTCTTCTTCAAGGCAACCAACTCTTGTCTCCGTAACTCAGTAACTGACTTAGACTTTTTCATCTTTCACTCCTCGTTAGGGATTAAACGTAACTGCCATAACACAACTTAACTCGACTTGACCCAACATGACTTGACAAGACTCGACTGCCGTAACGTAATGCAACCTGACTTGACTTGACCCAACATGACTTGACAAGACACGACTGCCGTAACGTAATGCAACCTGACTTGACTTGACTTGACGAGACTTGACGGGACACGACTGCCGTAACGTAATGCAACTCAACGTGACTCGACATGACTGAACGAGACCCAACCAGACGGGACAGGACCAGACGAGACTGCCGTAACTTAACAGAACGTGACGCGACTGAACTCGACTTGACTCGACGCGACTGCCTTGACTTGTTACTTAGTGGAAGCAATAGAGAATGCTCCCCAACCTAAGCCAGCACACATTCGGCTAGCTTGTCGACCTTCCCCAATACCCACTTGCTTACCTGCACGAAGCAAGAGGTTGGCCACATCTTCCAACGTGAAGCGGTCGGCGTCATAAACAATACGAATGACAGCCTCCCAACCAGGGTTCCACATAGGCCGAATCCGGATGTCTGGATTACCATTAGCAACACGGAGGGCTTGCTCAAACTTGTGGGGCTTCCCCTTTGTAATCTTGATCAGGGGAATGCCTTCATCCTTGTCATAGTCTTCCGCTTCAATATAAACGCATTGCTTGGCTTCCGTCATCTTGAAATCAACCAACCGACAGGCAGCAATCATCGCCGCCTTAATAGCTGTAGCAGGAATAGCCCCATTAGGCCACTTAGACTTGGAGGGCATATACATAGCATCCAGATAGCATTGATTGAAGTCCTTTGGTTCCCTTTTCGTGGACTTCTTGGCTGTTCCTCCTGCTTCCTGCTTTGCCTTCATTTGCTCCTTTGCCTTTTGGCTAAACTTTTGTTGAACGTAGGGGGAATCCCCAGCAATCTTGAACACTGCTGTCTTCAGATTTGGGGCGGAAATTACCACAGACTGACTAACTGATTTCTTAACCATCGCTCCACTCTCCTTACATTAAAAGTGTTTGGGTTTGACGCTTTTCTTCGGTTACTCTTGGGCTTCATCCCACAGCCTTCCAATGCTCTCAATTCGAGAAGCATTGAAGCGGCTGGTTGTTTCCCTTGACTCATCCAGACGGTCTTCGTCCTCCTTCAATCCTACTTTTGCGGCCAGCACGAATAGCCACAGAACCCCGAAGATCATCAAGGGGTAGACTGTAACACGAACCAACAATTTGAATTGTCCCCATTGCTTATTGGTCATCTCTGTTTTCCTTTCATGGAAGTTCTGTTTCTCCCCAGTTATTGGGATGATACTCTACACTGACGGGCGTAGGAATCCCCACGTCTTCTCCCCCCTTCGCCATGAGTTTCTGTAGCTTCCTGATCTTTGGTAAGTTTGCTCTACCTCCCTTCGGAAAGTCAAAGACAATCTCGTCATGTACCTGCATGACCATATAGTATCCCGTGCCTTCCCTCTTACGCTTGTTTATCCTGTCCAGATACTCTTGACAGTATACCATTGCCTTGCTGGCTATCCACATCGCTGTTCCCTGAACGTGGTAGTTAAGCGGGACAGTCGGCAGAATGCTTCCCCAGCGCGTGCGGGTACAGGACAAGGGATAGCCTTGGGTATTGTCTAGAGTATTGTCTGGGACAGTTTCGACAAATCCTTGGTCTTGGGCTAGCTGAACCATTCTCTCGTTGAGTTTCTTGATCCGACTGAACCTTGATTGTATCCTATGCTGGGCTCCTGGAACGTGGTAGGCTCTGTCGGCTGTCCCGCTCTTTTCTACAGCCCCATATTGTACAGCGAAGTTCCCGTTCTTTACCCACTGGTACCAAGTTGTTGCATATTTCTTCTTGGCTTTAAGTAGTCCCTTGGGGTCTTTCTTATCATACTTATCTGGATGAAGAATTGAGAATACGAGTAAGTGATTAGAACCGAAGAAGGGAGGCTTGTCAGGCTTCTCAAAAAGCTTTATCATCTCCATTTCTCCTGCTTCGTAGGCAGGTATCCGCAACTCCAGATTATTGTAGTCTAAGCTCCACCACTCCCTTTCTCGAATAGGCCCGAAGCAATACCGAAGATTGAATCCCTCTTGCTTGCTGATATTTTGCTCGTTGGGATTTTGGCTAGAAAATCTTAACGTATCCGTTCCCGTTGTGTTGAGGGATGGATGCAAACGATACCAAAGTCCATGTTTGCTGCAAGACTTAACAGGCAACCAAAATCGTTGATAACTCTCCATGTATGAAAGCGCTGTGCTTCTCTTACGTTTTGCCTTCAAGGCATTCACAAACTCCAAACTCTCTCCCTCAGGCAGAGTGGCTTGCCAATGCTCTAGTGTAGCTGCATCCAAGGACGGTGCGCTTGTTTTCTGGCTTAACTTCAGGGGAGGCAACTTGAGCTTGTCGAAGACAAGTTCTCGGATAGAATTGTTGTTCCCTCCCTTGGGAATAGACAGCTCAAACTTGTGGTTAAGAGCCACCCCCAACATAACCTTGTTGGCCTTCCCTACTTCCTGGGTGAACACCTTTTGAAGCTTCTCTAACCTCTTCCGGTTGATGGTTATCCCATGCCTCTCCATCTGCACAATAATTGGAACAAGCTTCAGCCTCTCCAGATAGATTTCCCACAGCCCTCTGAGTTTGAGCAGTTCCTTTTGCTTCTTCCAAAGAGGGAGCGTAGCAGAGCTATCACCGTTTGCATATTTGATGCAGACTGTATGCCACGGATGGTCCTCGGGATAGTCTAGCTCAGCAGCAACAGCCGAAGGAACCCAAGCATCATACTTCCAGACCTTCCCCTTTGCGCTTGGCATATCTGGGCGGCCTGGATGTGCCAAAGCCCAATCAGGTCTCTCCGATTTGACTACAGACTTTGCCTCCATTACAGCCCTATGAAGTCTCTCTTCAAGAGGGTCCATATTGATTGACAAATACACCATAGCCATTGTGGATAAGTCATGTTGTTGGTTGCTTGCTAACAGATGACCGGCCAACAGTGTGTCATAGGTTTTATGCCAAGGCCAATCGCTGAAATCCTCCTTCCCTATTCCGATAGTTGCCAGGGCTTGGATATCAAACTTAGGATTCTGGAAGACAATCGCTTCAGCGTTTCTGATCTCTTCTTTTACCTCTTGGATCTCGTTTAGAGGGGCTATCACTTTACGGGTCAAAGGATCTACTGGCCACTGCCAATAGATGTTCTCATCTTGCTCATTGCAAATGGTTACGATGTACGGCTTTGCCCCATGATGCAAATCCAATCCAGTGGTCTCAGTGTCAAGTGATATCATCTTCCACCCCATACTCTGAGACAGGTCTAGTCACTATACCATTGCTGTCCAGATTATCTGCCCTTGGGGTGTTGAACCACTGCTTAACAGATTGCAACCACTCCGCTCTACACCCCTTGCAAACCCTCAATGTATAAATCCTGTGTTTGACAGCAATACCTACAGACTGTAGGTACACAATATCGAAAGGGATACCCAACTCCATGAGATCGTAAAGACAGGAAAGATGGAGGGTCCGCATGTTTTGCCCTACCTCTCCACATCGTTGGCATTTCTCACTCATCCTACGCTCCTTGTTAATACAACACTTTTACAACTCGTTTAGTCTCGTGAATAAATGGGTGGTTCGTGAAGACAGCCCTGGCTGATTTCCTGGCTTGCCCCATAACTGCATACAATTTTGATCGACAGACAAGCACGCCAGGACCGTCCCAAGGATCAGTTATAAGGGACCAATAAGATCCCCCAGATTTTAGTTCCTAGTATTTTAGTTTGTATCGGGGCATTTCTTGTACTCCTTACCATCGATAATCAATCTCCACTCAGAAGCTTCTGCTGCCATCCCATCATAGACTTCCTGGAGGCGTAAGCCAGCAGCCTCCAACACCCTATCTCCATGCTGTATTACAGCCTTGTATTTTACATGGGTTATCTTGCCCTCTTCTAGCAGTGCTGCAAGCCTCCCTGAATGGATGTAATTGTGACACAAGTGGCAGAGAGGGACAGTCTCCAAGTAGGTCATTCGACCAAGTAAGTAGTCTACGCTGTAGAGTTCATGTCCCTCTAACCATTGCCGATACGAGGCGTTGCCTTTGTGTACTCCACAGGCAACACAATGGAAGGCGGTTGATTTGTAGGATGCTTGCCGAGTTTTGTCCCACCACTTTGCTCCAAGGACAACCCTGGGGGCTAGGCCATGCAAAGGCTCTGGGATTCTCCTGCAACGGAGAACTTCAGGACGTAGCTTCCACGCAAAAGCTTTGCGCCTCTTAATTGCTTCCATCAGTTTTGAGGTTTTAACCATCCCGTTCCTTTGCAAGGCACACACTCTTTTTTCTTACTACTCTTACCAGTTCCCCCACAGGCTTTGCACCGCTTCTTGAGGGGCCTACGTCTTTTCTTTTTCATGGTTTCCCCATGTAATTCGGCTAATAACTAAGTGGCCCTGGCAGGAATCGAACCTACATTACTCCTTTACCAAATGCCAATAAGATACCGCCCTAGGCGGTAAAATACCTGGGTGTAGACTATGCCAATTATCTCACAGGGCCAAATAAAGGCTAGTGGGGCTTTTGCCCAAGGAGAAGCTACTCACCCCACTAGCTGCTATGTCAAGGGGAAACCCCAAGAGATAGCGAAGACAAGAAACCTATTGCAGCTTAGACCACGGGACAGCCTTATAGACGGTGCCATCATCGAGGTTCTTCAGATTGCAAGTTTGCTTGCCCTCAAAAACAGCAGTCACTTCACACTCAACAGCCTTCTTGGCGCGAGGAGGTTTGAACTCATAAACTTCTTCTTTCTCAGGGGCTTCCTCTTCCTCTTCCTCTTCCTCTTCTTCCTCTTCTTCCTCTTCTTCCTCTTCTTCCTCCTCTTCTTCCTCTTCTTCTTCGGTGTCTCCACTCTCTTCGATAGCAGAAACTACCTCAGCCCAAGTAGCAAACTCATCAGGATCAACACCAACCACTTCAGCTTCCTTTGTCAGTTCGTCTTGGGCGTCTCCATCTCCTTGGTCTGCCTTGTCACCGAGAGTAGCCAAGTTATCAGGTGCCTCTTCTTCCTCTTCCTCTTCCTCCTCTTCTTCATCTTCTACTTCTTGGGCATTGTCATCCTTTTCCCAAGGTGCTTCTTCTTCAGTCTCTTCTTCCTCGTCTTCTTCTTCTACGTCTTCGCCATCTTCCTGCTCATAGTCCTCTAGCCCCTTGTTGCCATACCAATTTTCCCAGACCCTCTCCGTTGGGTAGGCAGCGCTGGGACTACTTGCTGAGGTTGTGAACTTGAAGAAGGGTTGAGCCTCCACGAGCGCTTCTAGAAGAGAAGACAAGTCTTCATCGCTCTCAATTCCATCCGTATCAACTCCCAGCTTACGCAACTCGTTGAGCATACGATCAACATGCTCATCAAAAGGCTTGACCTCTCCTGCCGCGTTTGTGGTATCACATAGAGGCAATAATAGCGAAGTGCGTTGTCCCTCTACTGCGACCGTCTCGGGTTCAAGGGCCATTACTTTGCCATCCTTCCAGACGCGAGCAACAGCCGTGACCTCTTTTGGTTCCACGACAACCCCAGCAAGGTAGATGAACTTTTCTCCCTGGTTGTTGCCTTTTGCATACTCACCAATCTTCGCATCGACGATCTTAGCCACTCCGTTGTTGATGCCTCCTGGAAGATTGATCATAGGCTGATCATAGGTTGTTTCATCGCTTGCGTGGTTAAGCAATGAACTAGCCAACCGATCAGCAAACGTAGCCTTCGATTTTCTCGCCATAGTAGCTTCTCCAACTTCAAAATAGGATTGGTTATAACCTACCTCAACTCTCTTCCACAACTCTCTAGCTAATTCCTCTTTCTGATTTCTCCTTCCTTTTCAATGTCTCTTGCTACTTCTTCCCGATGAACTGCAATTTCTTTAGGTGCAGTAATTCCCAACCGAACTACCCCACCCCGAAGACTTAGTACGGTAATAACTATGTCCTCCCCAATGAGTACCCGTTCGCCGTTTCTCCTGTTGAGCACAAGCATGGCTATTCTCCATCAATAACTGATTGGATTTTCTGGTAAGACGGATTGACAATACAGTCAGGCAGCACAACATCAGGAGAGACACGAAAGCCAGTCATGTAGATGGGGTGAGGGCCGATCCGCAGGCAGTATTCTATTTTACCCGTCTTTTGCCTACTCTCTGTAACCTTCTTACCAATCTTGCGTTTCTTGATCGTGACCTCTTCCTGCAAGAAACATTGTCCGATGTAATCACAAGCCCCGTTAAGCCAACCGGCAACGCTGGGAGTCAAAGCACTTCCCACAGTAGGAAACACTCCCAAGTCATTATCACTCTCATCGCCCTTGCTGAAGTCTCTTTCGTGCGCAATAATCACGACATAAGCGTTGGCCTTTGCTGCTAAATCAAGGAGTGCCCTCAACCGCTCTTTTGTTTGGCTTCCACAAGTCTGCCAGTCCCCCTGTTTAGCGATGCCCCAAGTCTTTTGGATTGGCATATCCTCCAACCCTAAAATCTCCTTCAGGATCATATCTTGAAGTCCACCAGCAGTATCCAAGACAACTGACTCATACTTACCGTCGGAGACTAGAGGCAACAACTCATCTAGGTCTGTTGTTCTCTGCAATTGGACAAACTGCACCCCCTTCATTTTACCCAAGCTGGCAGTTCCGTCTTCCGTTCCAATTAGCAGAAGAGGCTTAGGAAAGGAACAAGCCAGCCGAGTCTTTCCCCGCTTCCCCAGCCCATAGACATTCAACTTCATTCCTGACCGTCTTGAACCTACGTCGTGAATACGGCCCAAGACTCCGCTCTTGGTTACTCTCTTCCTCGACTGCTTAACAATCTTTGGCATTTGCTTTTCCTAAAATGGTTGGTTTGAGTCAATAAGGATTATCAACTCTTGCGTTATCTCTTTCAATGCCTCGTTTGTGTTGTGGGTTGTCGTCCTCAACTCTTCTAGTTCAGCCAACATGCCACACAGTTTCAACCTCAACCCTTCGTCCATCAGAGGCTCTTTGGGTTTCTGTTTCTTCCTCTTCCTCTTGGGCTTCTTAGTCTTCGATGATGCAGTCATTACAAACCTCGATTTTTAGGGTGCCCTCTCCACCACAACTCATAGTATCCAAACTGATGGAGTATCTTTGGCCTTGGTAGACTATCGGATTTCCTCCGGCTGCTCTGATTCTTCTTACCAAATCTTTTCTGCAAGCTGTTTCTTGTTTGGTTGCTCTCTTAGATTCTCTCTCAGCATTCTTCACGGCTTCGATTGCTTCCAAGTATTTGGTAAGACCTTCTCGGATTTTCTCTTTCTCTTGCATTATTCCAGTTCTCCAAACAGGCTGTCCAGCCTTTAGTTTTTGGGTCATCTCTTCCACAACAGTTTCGTGCATGTCGTTTGCTTTGTCGTCAGCATCTAATTTAGCTATGCCCCAAGGACTATCAACATGGACTTCCGTTCGTTTGACTGTCTTATTCATTCCAGTTCTCCAAATAGGCTGTCCACGTTTTCCAACCCCAGCTTGCTCCCTGTGTTGATGTATTCATCCAATTCTCCGCTTCCGCCCTCAGCAAGCACATTCCAAAACCCGTAGGGTGTCCGCCAGTGGAGTGTGTTAACAACCCCAACACCAAACGGCGTAGGTCCAGATTGAACCCACTCCCACCAATCGCAGAGTTGCTCAAGAATGGGGTTGAGAAACTCCCGCTTGAATCGCTCCAAATCAGCGGGAGTTATCTCAACCTTCCACCGCATGAAGTACCAACTCGGCTCTTCAGCAATTAGTCCCTGGAGCCTCTCGTAGTATTGGTCAGGAGTCTCCCCCCTTGGATTACTCTTGGTGGGTTTGTGTTGGCGTATCGAGTGCTTGCCTCCTGCCAACGGGCGGCGAACTACATTGTACCTTACACCCTTGATTTCTTTGGGACTAAACCTAGGAGATTCAGTCATCGCAACAAGGTACAACATGGTCTGCAAATCAAACCCGCTGCCCACCTGTTGCTTCAATACATCCTCCTTGATATCTCCCTTCGTCTTGTTTTCTTGGAGATAGACTCCCCCAGTTTTCTTACTCCCAATCCAATCCACGCTGTCCCACTTTCCTCGCAACAAAACAATCCGACCTGAGGGAAGCTTGTAAGGTATCTTGAAAGTTTCCTCTTGACAGATAGGCTTTCGGCTCTTCACGTCTGGATGATTCTTCCAGTATTCCACATAGATGGGAAACTGGAGTTTGCAAATGGAATACCACTTGTTGATAACATCGCTGTCCATTTTGTATCTCTGCGCTAACTCGCAGCAATACCCCAGCAGGGCATCTAGCCAAGGAGGATCAGCAACAGGATTATTGACTATGGGATTACCGCTCTCTGCAAAGACTTCCTCACAGATATGCCACATCTGCCCATACTCAATTGCATGATTGAACTTCCTCTGAGGTCTCAGGCCCTCAACCGTGAGTACACGGAACCGTTCACGACAACAAAGGAATCGACTCAACATGGATTGGGTAATTCCATCTACTTCCGGCCCCTTCCACAGAGGCTTTTGAGACTCCAGCTTCTTTGTTCTAATTACCACCATCGTTTTGCTCCTTGAAAGGTAAGATCAAAGGAAACTCATTGAGAGTGATTGCTGTTATTTTCACTCCTGCCACAATTCTTGTCCCGTGGATAGAGCGGGCTACCTCAGATTCTACTCTCTCCCTAGGCCCAACATATTGGATCAACCGTAGCAGTTGAATTTCGTCGTCTCGAAACTTACCTGAAATCTCTTCTGGCGTTTTCATCGTTTTGCTCCTTGTCCTTGGGATTCTAGATTCATCACCCAACGCTTTGTTCATTGTAAAGAAAAGTGCAACGGGGGCAGCAAGCTATGGAAGGCAATATTTGGGTAGCTTCCCAATAAGGGCTACGGCTGCCCCCGTTGCGTAAGCCCCTATTATAACCTATTGCAAAGCGTCCGTAATTTCTTGTAAAGTAACAACACACCGGCGGACGGCAAGAGGCTTTTGGCTGTCATCTAGATGCAAGATATGCGCTGGGTGTAGTATCTCCGCAAAAAGCATCGGCTTGCCCTTCAGCCACTCCACGCCTTTTGGCTTACCATCTAGGCGGAATTGTGCTTCGCCTGCAATATGACGGCTCACGAGCTTGCCTACCGAGACAATCGCTCTTGGCTTTGCTATTCGCACCATTTCTCTGAGTCTGTTAGCACAAGCCAAGACGCATTCTGTAGGAGGTTCGTTGGTTCCTCCCCTCTTTGCTTCTCTAGGAAAGCAAGCTACTAGATTTGTGAGGCAGTAACTCAATCCGGATACTTCCACTGTCCTCTTGATAAGAGACAACAGCAAGTGACCGGCTGGACCTACAAACGGCCTCCCAATTATATCCTCACTTGCCCCAGGAGCCTCCCCAATGAATAGTATGTCACAAGGTATCTTCCCTCTAGCCAATACTATTTTGTTTCTCTGTTCCCCAAGAGGGCATTGAGAACAGTACTCCCACTTCCTAACGTGCTTCTGGTAAAGTGTCATGGATTTCCTATTGGAACAGATTGGTTTTGGGTTTACCATTTGGCGTAATGGGTATGGGGGATGTGCAAACAACCTCTCCCAATTTTGTATCTCGAAACTCTACAGTGAATGGACAGTCCCTTTCACCGCTGATGATTTTCTTCTCATATCTAGAGAAGGAATCCTTTTGACCTGTGAGAGTACCATCAGGTTTGATTCTCAGAGCCATCCTAGTCCTCCTTGTGTTTGCGTTTACAATACTCGGCAATCAAAAGTGCGTCCGCTGTCTTGAGGGTAACCTCCACGGAAGGAAACAATTGTTGAGCTTTTGCCTTCAACCGATTCTTCCATTGTGTATTTGTTTCTCCCCCATACCTCTGTTCTCTTTCCTTGCCCTTGTTTTTCCCCCTCTTGATTAAGACTGTCCTTGTTTTGTTGTGCTGTTTTCTAGGACGAATACCAAGAGCCTTCTGCCATGCCCTCGGAGATACACTCTCAAAGGGTATCCCAGAAGCAATCAATGCCATCCGTAATCCTCCGTAGCCTGCCCCAAACTTGAAGGTGCTGGATACTCCTTGCCCAGGCATGGAGTGGACTTCTTCAATAGCTGCAAATGTGTTAGAAGGGATAGATGCAAACCAATCCCAAATATCTTTCTCCGTTTCTGGCATGGGGGTTACATCATCCTCGAAAACGTCCCCTCCTAGAAAGACAAGACCCCCATTCTGTCCTGGGTCTATCCCGACGAAGTGGTCAGCCATCAACCTCTCCTTTCTATCGTGACAAACTTGCCATCAATGCTAACACTCACCTCCACATCAAATTGCTTAGCGCGAGTGCGAATCATAACGCTTAACGAGTGGGGCTGGCAAGAAAAGTCTGTTCCCTGCTTCAAGGTAATCTTTCTTCGCTTCAGCCACTTCTCCCATGGATACCGAAATGGGACTGCCATCTGTTTCTCCCTCGTGTTGCATTGGTAATTTGTTTCCCGATTACAAATACATTATACCCTACATTCCCCTTGCTTTTGCTTTGCCCCCTTCCCCGCGATTCCTAGAGGAAATGCCAAAAATAATCTGCCCTTGCATTGCTACCGGGTTTGTGTTATAACTTAGGGTGCAGGGGTCTATTTACATAATATACATAGTATAAGGTGTAGGAGTAGAGATTTTGCCCTTTACTTTTTTGCGCTCGCTTGTTACAAATAGGCAACCGGAAAAGCCCTCCCGGAAGAGGGCACGGATTTCACAACTCTTTCTCAAGGAGCGTCCTAATGGCACGTCGTGTAAAGAAGTCTAAAGTAGTTGCCCCCAATCTCTCGGACCAAACAGACGAAAGGGAAATCGTACACCCAAAACCGATTGTGAAACTGTTGGTTGGAAAGACAGCACTCACCGCGAAGAGGGCAAAGCAGTTGATGGGTTGGATAGAGGAAAAAGATAAGGTCAACTTTGGCAAAGATTTCCTTCTAGTAGACAGGCAAGGTAAGAAGGTACGCTGCCTGAACAACGTCAACAATCGACCCATCTATAAGTCTGTCTACCTCACACTCATGCAGGAGATATTGAGGGGGCGGTGGCAACTCAATATGGAAAACAGAATCATCGGGATTACCGGGTTGATTCTCAACGGTCAGCACACCTTCATAGCTCTGATCCTCGCAGTACAAGAATGGGAAGAGAACCCGGACAAGTACCCATTCTGGAAAACAGAGCCTACCATCGATACCTCGATTGGTTATGGCATCTCTGAAGCAGACAACATTATCAACACCATGGATACGTGCAAGCCCCGTTCCCTTGCTGATGTCATCTACCGTTCAGCTTTCTTCTCTAATCTGAACAACCAACAACGGAAAGCAGCCGCAAGGGCTACTGACTATGCTGTCCGTCTTCTCTGGCACCGCACGGGCGCTGGTATCGATGCTTTTGGTTTGCGTCGCACCCATGCAGAATCTCTCGACTTCATTGAACGTCACCCGAAGATACTTGAATGTGTGAGCCACATCCTAGAAGAGGAAGGCAAGGAAAAGCAAATCAGCCGATACCTCTCTCCCGGATATGCCTCCGCTCTCCTGTACCTTATGGGCTGTAGCAATTCGGATCCAACAGAGTACACCGAAGCAGAGAACCCAAGCGAATCCCTCTTGGATTGGAAGCATTGGGAGAAGGCTTGTGATTTCTGGGTACTACTCGCGCAAAAGGCAGACGAAGTTTCAGCCGTCGCAACCGAACTGGCAAACATCATTGACGAGGATGGGGGCACGAATCTTGAACGGCAGGCACTTGTTGCCAAAGCTTGGAATCTCTACGTTGAGGGCAAGCCTGTTACGGTCAAACGGATTGCCATCAATTATGCGGTCGACGAAGACGGCCTCAAGGTTCTAGATGGACTACCCAATGTAGGAGGAATTGACTTAGGCGAACCAGAAGAAACGGATGAAGAGGATATTGCACAACCAGACCCCAGCCCCAAGGAAATCACCAAGCGGTCTGCTACAGCTATCGTCAAAACCCAGGTCGGCAAACTAGGAAGACCTGAGCAAGCCAAGAAAGGATCGTGGACCAAGGGAGACGTAGCTTGGGTGTCAGAAGCAGGCGACACCTACCTTGGCAAGCTCGTTACAAATCCCGTGGAAGGCTCAGACAACGAAGTCCGCGTAGACTTGCAGGACGCCCAAGGAGACGAATGGGAAGTTTCCTGTTCTTGCCTCTCCCTCAAACAACCCAAACCGGAAACGGAAGAAGAAGAAAACGAAGAACCCCAGATGGCTGTCCCCCACAAGCAAGCCAAATCCAAGAAAGGTAAGGGCAAGAAAAATTGGAAGGCCCTCCCTGGAAACGTCTGTTGGGTAGACAATGGCGAAGAAGAACCGTGGCAAGGCAAGTTGATTGACCTTCTCGGCAAGAATGCCAAGCTCAAGGTTTTGCGGGGGCATGGAGGGGCTGGCAATACGAGGGCGGCCTTGGTCGAGCATCTTCGCGAGACTCAACCGACGAAGGGCTAGGATTCGGCAAAATCTCCTAGCCTCTTCCCAACAACCCCCAGATTTCCCTCTTGGCCCCCTTAACCGGGGGCCTTTTTTGTACCTAATCCAAAAATACTTTTTAGCCGTAACCCCCTTATGTGTAATAGGTTACAAGCATCGGGGAAACTATTTTGCCTAAATCCGGATATTTTCGCCCCCTGCTATTGCATTCCACAACCGATACAGTATACTAAGGGCATGAGAAACAAACAACACAACACGAAACACACGGGAGAGGGCAAAGCCCCGAAGGCCGGACAGCGGCCGATAAGCTGAGCAAGGGAATACGGAATACGCAACTCAGTCGGCTTCAATGACCGATGGCTGGATTGCAAATGGTCGACGGAGATTGGTACTCCGTCCTGATGAGAAACCTCGAAACCCTTTCCTGGAGAACGAACGATGACCAGCCAAAAACAAATGATTCAAGAGGAACTCCTGAAACTGCTACAAGGCGACTGTGGCGTCCGGTGGGGAACGGTTGTCTGGAAAATCACCAAGACCCACTACAAGCTGGGGGGAGCCAAGCGGGGTGGCGGAATGGAAAGTGCCTCACTAGCGGAAGCCATCGACTACATACACGACCACATTTAACCGACCTGGCCCCGATCGCCTCAATGCAAGACGGGAGGGATCGGGCCGTTTACTTACAACTTTTTTCACGGAGAACGAACGATGAAACCAGTAATAGGACACCTGCATTATGATGAGAAGCTTCGGACCTTTTTGATGATCCTCGCAGCAAACAAGCTTAGCGTAAAAGTGTACAACGGAAAACATTGGCGGTTCCAAAAAAGATGTGTCATCGAGGGAAGCCCAAAACAATGGGCACTGAGGATTGGCAGCGGAAACAACGGATGGAGAATTGAGTTCAACGAGTCAGAAATAAACGACTACGACCCTGACATCACCAATATGGTAATCGACTTTGATCCTGAAGACGAGTAGCCGACCTGGCCCCGACCGCCTCACAGTGAGACGGGAGGGAGCGGGCCGACACGGCCAACCTCCCCAAACGTTTGGAGATACTATGACCCCAACACAAGCATCCAAGATCATCGGCTGTAGCCCCCAGCAAGTCCGATACCTTGCAAGGCACGGTAAAATCAAAGCCTCCAAGGAAATCTTGCCTTGGGGGTATCACTGGAATCTGGATCCAAAATCTGTCACAAGTTATGCACGCAAACCCCAGACCCAAGGCTTCCCGCGAGGGAAGAAACACAAGGAGCGTTCTAATGGCTAGTTGCCCAAAATGCAGACAAGAATGGTTATGGGATTGGTGTCGAGACCTCTTCACAAAGCCCGATGGCACCAGTTGCAGGGAGGAGGTACACAGAGAGAATGGAAAAAACGATGGGGAGGACTACTATTGTGATTGTGGACAGCATCTAGGCACCTTGGGGAGAGAAGATGCTGTCCGCAATGAGCCCGAGGAGTGGGCTAGGATTGATTGGGAAAGCGAAAACCACTCGTATGAACCGTACACTTAATTTCCAAGGAGCGAACCAATGAAGAATTGTGAGCAATGCGGTAGGGGCGTTGCCCGCCGTACTCGGGATACTGGGGGATTGTTAGTCTGTCAGGATTGTCTAGAGGGAAAAACCAAACCAAAGGAAAAATCCAAAACCAAAAAAGAGACTAAGCTTGGGAAGTCCTTCAAGAGACGTAACGCCAAAACCCAGCACGTAATCGTGGAAGCCTATGCTGGAACAGGCAAGACCACTACGCTGGTCGAGGGATTGAAAGCCATGCGAGGTTTGCCCACTAAAATCAAACCCAGCACGCAACAACAAGCCGTTTGGGATGCTCTCAGGCAGAGTCCGAAAGATTCTCGGGCTTGCTTCGTCGCCTTCAACAAAGCGATTGCAACCGAGCTCCAAGAGAGGGTTCCTGAAGGTTGTGATGCCATGACGATCCATAGTATGGGGTATCGTGCTATCCGAGAGGCGTTTGGCAAAGTGCAAATCTCCTCATGGCGGGTATCAGATATAATCGCAGAGATTATGGAAATGGATATCCGAGAAATCCGACGAAAGAAGTTTGAGGTTCTCAAGGCAACCGAAAAGCTGGTTGGACTTTGCAAATTGAATCTAGCTCTTATGGACGAAGGAGAAAATACAGAAGAGGCCATTACAAATCTAGCAGCCTACTATGACATCGATCTCAACGGGAATGCGAGCGAAGTCCTCACACTTGTCCCTCGCGTGCTAGAGCGTTGCAAGGAAGCAGCCCGAGATGGGAAGATCGATTTCAACGATATGGTTTGGCTCCCAGTTATCCTTAACCTTCCGCTTCAGCAGTACGATCTATTGCTGGTAGATGAAGCCCAAGACCTCAACCGCTGCCAACAAAGTCTTGTCAAGAGGGCAGGCCGCCGGCTTATCTTTTGTGGTGATCCTTGCCAAGCCATCTACGGATTTGCTGGGGCCGACTGTGACAGCATGGATAAGCTTCGCCATGAGCTAGATGCCACCCCGCAAGGCTGCCTACACCTACGCCTGACAGTCACCCGCCGATGTGGCAAAGCCATCGTCAAGGAAGCTCAAAAGATCGTACCCGGATTTGAGGCACACGAAAGCAACAGCAAAGGCAACGTCAATCAAGCTTCCCTACCCAACGAGGAAACCGGCAAAGGTTACTCAACGCTGGTAGCTGACGGGGACATGATCCTCTGTCGAGTCAACGCTCCGCTTGTTTCTGAGTGCTTCAATTTCATCAAGGAGGGAAAGAAGGCAAACATCCGAGGGAGAGACGTAGGGCAAGGCTTGATAAGCACAATCAAGAAGAGCAAGTCAACTACGGTTGTTCAACTTGTCTCTTGGCTAGGAGATTGGCTAGACCGAGAACAGAAGAAGGAGCAAGCCAAACGCAACTCCTCTGAAGGACGTTCCATTGCCTTGCAAGATCGTCACGACTGCATTCTGGCATTCACGGAAGGGGCAACACAAACGGCAGAAGTCGTTGCCAAAATCGAGGCTGTCTTCACCGACGATAAGAATGGGGGAATCCTTCTCTCATCAGTACACAAAGCGAAAGGGCTAGAAGCCAAGCGGGTTTTCATCCTCATGCCTCCCAATAGTGGAATGCCCCATCCGATGGCTAAATCTTCTTGGCAAATCAAGCAAGAATGGAATCTAAAATACGTCGCACTCACCCGGGCCATCGAGGAATTGGTTTGGGTGTCCTAACAAAGGAGAACCGATGAAGAAATTGCTACTCGACTGGACCATCATTATCCTGGTAGCCCTGATTTGTGCTTTGTTGTGGCAGGTCAGCGTTCAACCGTAAAGGAAACCTCTTCAAGTGGGATGTTAAGGAGAAATTGCATGACAATCAACGGAACGAACTACCGACTCACTAAGCACGGCCGCAAACGATTCCTCCAGCGGGTCGAAGCAGCCACTGATACGCAAATAATCCGAACGGCAGTTGCGGGGCGATTGGGCTATTGTTTTATTTGGCGGCCAGCAATATACGGGGATGGGTTTCGGCTCATAACGGTACTACGGGCGGTCAAGGTGGGAGAGGATAACCAACTCAAGCATGAGGAGAAACGAAGTGGCTAAGATTAAATGCCCAGCTTGCGGAAGACAGCAAGAGGACAGAGGGAAAGAGTCATCTTGCATTCGTTGCGGGTTTCAGCCTCTCCCTTCCCGCAAGTACCCCAAATCTAGTTTGTTTCACACAAGAAAAACCAATCTAGCCTGAGGAATGGATTCATGCAGACTGTACAAGCTGGGGACCGTGTTAAACTAATGGCAGTGTTCAACGATCCTGACCCACTCATGGTTGGGGAAGAAGGAACCGTCATAGCTGTTGATGGCTACGGATTAGGTGACAGTCACTGGAAGGTGTTAGATGTTTGTTGGGACAGTTGCCCCGCAAAGTCCTATACCTTGGTTAGTCCTCCTGATATTGTTTTAGTAGAAAACCGAAAGGAGAATCATGGAAGCACCTGCCCCAACGATTTCTGAGATGGTAGCCTACGCAAAAGCCAAAGGACTACCAGACCCTCGTGAAATAATGCTTGATATTCTCGATAGAGAAGAAAGGATCAACAGACGAAGACGAGACCGAAGCAATAACCAAACCCAAATATTCCAAGGAAAAGTGTAATGGCGCAGGACAAGAATATCACAGTGGCCGGAATGGTTTTGCCTTATGATCACGTTTGGATGCAGCCAAAAGCAACAGAACCAAAGCCCCATCGGGTGAGCAACAAGCGTAGCCTACGCGCACGCAATGGAGCTGTCCCTCACGCAACCACCAAACCTAGAGCAAATCGAGGAGGCTAGCCTCAAGCTACTCTTTAGCTACACATTACCCCCTATTGGCAGCAATGCTGGTAGGGGGTATTTTTATGCGCTAATATCCATCCCCAAAATCTCCTGTTTTGCCCCTCTCTAAGCCTCTGGAGAGGCTTGGGGTGTAATGTTCCCCTGGCTGCCTTGCGTGCTTCTGTAGGCCCCTTTACGGCCTTGTGTGGGGCTATCTAGGGTAAGACTAGGGGCTACGGCCGGGGCTAGGTAAGCAGGGAGGCAAGCTAGATGGGAGGAATAGCCTAGATTAGGGCCATATCGGGCTGAGAAGGCCCCTCTATGGGCCTTCGATGCTATCTAGGGCAAACTACCCTAGGATTCTCCCGAGAGGCTTAGGGGGACTAGATGCAAGATTGGGGAGACAAAAACCGTGGCCCCCATCTCACAGGCTGGAGCGAAAACCTGCGAGGGGGAGGGGGCCACGGAAGAGATCAATTATTCTGGCAGCAGCTTCTCGGCTTCAAACGTTTGGGTACGTCTCCGATTGTCGATCAATTTCCTCAAGTGTCTTGCCCTCTCCTGTTGGCTGTCTGGAATTGTCTTGTCTCTGTAGGGTGTAATTCTGCCACACCAATTACGTCCAGCCAATCCTAGGTGGAGGACATTCCAAGAGGTTCTGATTTTGTGTTGGGCATCCCACTTCCGCTGGAAGAAACTGTCTGCCCCTCCTGCATGAGTCCAGTTGGTTTCGTGCCATGGAGGATGGCCAAGACAATCATCCTTTGCATGGAATATCTGAGTGTAGCCTGCCCACTCGGTTTGATTCCCGTGCAGTCGATACCTCTGCCAATCTACTTCCCCGGGAACAGGGGAATGAACGTCTTTATTCATGCGCCTCAAAGGCCCGTAGAGATAGCCTGGGAGGTAATTGGTTTCGGGGATTATTTTTGGCCAAAGAACATCGGCGTCCATAATACACATCAACCCATGCCTACCATATTTGTCTAACGCTTCCTCTAGGGCTGCCCACTTGTTGAACATTGCCCCTCGGTCGAAGAACGTATTGGTGGTGTATACTTGCGCGTTGTTGTTTCGGGCAACTTGTTGTGAGTCTTTATCTGCATGAGAGGTTACTACCATGACTTCGCCAAAGTGATGGCGATTATACGAGAGGGTTATGGCCAACAAATCTGCATAATCAACAGAGACAAGAATGGCTCTCATAGTTTTCTCCCTAATGTGTCCTTCACGTACCAATCTTCAATCTCTTGCGCGTGTCCGAGTACATACCCCTTAGAGAAAAGGAGTTGCCTGATTTTGTTTCTTTGTGTAACCACTTGGTTATGCTCCACTGTGATTGCTTGGAATTGGAATCGGTCAAAATCATGCGCCGAGAGGATAGCAAACTCAGAACCCTCAGTGTCTAAAGAGAGCCACTCAATTATTTTTGGGGCGTTGTGTTCCAATAGCAGAGTTGGGAGCGTTATTGTTTGCTTGGAAACAATATCACTGTCTGTTCTATCGTGGGCATCGTAGAATTGGTTAGCAATTCCTGACAACTCTACCCCGTTGCCTCTCACTTCTCGGAAGTCTATCGTATCTCCATCAACACTCCAAAGGCAACGAGAATCAACTTTACATTTTCTGCTTCTTTTCAATCCCCTAAAGGCGGAAGAAGGTTCAACGCAAATCCCATCCCACCCTTGTTGTTCTAGCGCGTAGGTTTGGGAGTCTCCTATACCGTCGTGTGCTCCTGCTTCAATGAAGTATCCAGGCGCGGGGAATAGATTACCAATCCATTTGTAAGAAATCATTTTTAGTCCACTCCGTAAAGGCTCATATGGGAGGGTTTCCAATCTCTGAGTTTGTTGGCCCAATAGGGGCCTGCCACGTCCCCGGTGTTGGCTATGAGTTTGCGTTGCCTCTCTGGCCCGCTGTAATGCCCACACAAATGGCAAAGAGTTTTGGCCTGTTGAAGCATCGACTCGTGGCTTAAATCTTGCAACCGCTTGGTCCCAATATCTTGTCCTGTGACTCTTGCGATAGACGCCCCAGCACCACAGAGAAAATATCCGTGTTTTGTGAAGCCTATTCCACAAGCCTCAGCCCCATAGATACTACATGGAGGCAATTGCAGAATCCCCTCATCAATTGGGGCTTGTCGAGTATTACAAAACCACTCTGGGGTTTTGGTTTTGGACTTGGCTTCGACAGCAATTCTTACCCCGTTATCTTCAAGCCATGATTGATGGTTGGAGAGGTTTCCTAATCCGTTACTGATTACGGTGAGCTGCCCAGGGTACAATTTGCGGTAGTCAATTAGTAACCTGACAATGTCTCGGAATTGCTTATGAAGTGTGGGCTCCCCACCGAGGACATGGATGCGTTTCCAATGCCACTGTTGGTCTATTGCTTCTCGAACAAATTGTTGTACTTGCTCCACTGTCATTGGGGTTGTTGGTGCTGCATCCAGAAATCTATCGCAACCAAAACAAGAGCAGTCACAATTAGTATTGATTTCCATTTCTACGTGGAAGAACGATTGGGTCATTTGGGTGCCTCCTGGGTATTGCCATCCAGCAGGATTGTGCCAACTCCCGCTGAACGTCCTTTCCAATAACGTAGCCATGCCTCATGTGCATTGGCTGCTGGCTTTCCTCGTTTCTTATTTTCTATGGCTCTTTTGCTGTCTTCTAGATTGATGTATTCTCGATGAACAAATCCTCGGGCACAAACCGCATCATAGCTTACCCTGGGTGGCCGATCTTGGATATCATGGAAGAATGCAATACCTTGGGGATTGATGTATGGGTAGTATTGCCAAAAGTCCAGATCAAAATAACTCTTGTCGCCGTCAATAAACAGACAATCGATTTTGTCTTGGGCTAGCCAATCCCGAACAAAGTCCACGACGTTTTGATCGTAGGAACTATTGGGTATCCAGAGGAAGTCTATGTCAGGGAAGGCTTCTTCAAAATAAGCTGCGTAGGGGGTACCCCGAATCTCGCAACCTATCACCCGTTCTACGGAGGGAACACTTTTGCACCAATGATACAAGCCTCCGCCCTTGTCCGCCCCTATTTCGCAAACAACCTTGGGTTGAATGCCTCGGGCTGTCTGCATCATATAGGCCATCTCCTCTCTACGTTGAAGAGGAAACATATATGCTGAGGCGAAAATCTCCTCGTATACGTCTTGCCCATTGGGGCGTTGGTCTTCTGTCTTGAAGAGTTTGATGAACTCCTCACAGAGACCAACGGGCAGTGGGTCGTTTTTGGCTCCAGGCCACTCAGGTTGATAGATCATGGACAGCTCCTTTTTGCGTTGCCTAAGTAATCAGTCATCATGTTTAGTTGTTGATTGCCAAGTTGGCTTCTGTCTGTAACAATTTGCACTTTCCTGTGTTGGTCTTTGGGATGATAGATGGGGGCGTGTGTGGGGCTTACTTGATCAACACCATTTGGGTTTTGTGCTAGCTCTCCGTATCCCCTCAGAGGCACACCGCAAGCGGGGCAATACTGTTTGATTTGTTGAGCAAAGGATTCTATTGGTTGCTTCCACCAATCAGGTGTGACAATGAATCCCAGGTCTGGATGGTTTGGATTGCCTTGGTGCAGCATTGCTAGTGATCCGGCTATCTCGCAGAAGAACGCTCGAAGTTCTCCCCGAAAGACACAAATCATAGCAGACCAATGCTGGTTGATATCGCAGTTGGAAATCAACTCCCACATTTCTTCCTCATCTGAAATAATATCCTGCATTGCGACGTAGGGAGGACTGTGGCGGCTATCATCTTTGATTCCGAAGGGATTACACTCAGGCCAACTAGACTTAAAATCACTATAGGCTGTTTTGTCTAAGTGTACGTTAAGATTGGAAACAGCCGGATTAAACGTCTGGCGCATCGCTGCGCCTTTTCCTAGAGGATTGTTACACCAAAGCCCCCGTTGTTCAAAGGGAATATGGTCTGCAAGTATTGTGCATATTTCAGCGAACTGAGGGTGCATGGCAGGATTGCCACCGAAGACTCCAACCACGCCTGGATAATCTGCTAGGCTGATACAAGCCTTCTCAAATTGTTCCTTGGAAATAAAATCGCAAGGGCCTTTTAGGTTACTGGCTTGTGTACATCCAAAACACGCCTTATCACAAGCACGAGTCAGCCAGATTTGTATTACCCCTCCCCTCCACTTCTTTGGTCGATGTTGTCCTGGAGGAATCATCCTTGAGATAGCTTCAAACTCTTTCACGTACTCGCTCCTTAATTTTAGTAGTTGACTCCCGTTGAGTGTATGGAAGGATGACTATTCTACATCCGTTCCTTTCTGCCCAATGCTCTGCTAGTTTGTGTCTTGTTTCTTTTCCCCAATTCTGCCCGATAGCAAGCACCGAAGGTTGAAATAGGTTTAGATGATTGAGAAAATCTAGGGTTGAATAAGGTAGAGCATGGTCAACATACACCAAAGCGCGAAGCATTTTCACCCTATCATTGCAAGGAATGATTGGCGGTCTTCCCTTGTCTTCTATTACTGTTGCATCACTAGGAACACCTACGATCAACGCGGTCCCTAATGAGCGTGCGCGTTGGAGAAAAGACACATGACCTACGTGCAACAAATCCCAAACCCCTGGGGCATAAACTACGACGTTTTGTACAGCAGGATTTTGCGCTTCCTTTTTATTTCTTGAAGTCCAGCCAACTGCACGTTTGTATAATGCCGATAGAGACATGAAAAATTCCTCTCAATGTCTGAAGTATCGAGGGTTTGCAAATCACAAATCACAAAGTACTTGGCAGAAAATGCTTTGATGTAACTCTGCAAAAAGGAAACATAAGATTCAGGCTTGATTAAAACTGAAAGCAGGTTGCCAATTACTATTATGTTGTAGTGGGAGGCAAAGTCAGAAACAGAATCGACTACCGATTCTATGTCTTCAAATCGGGCGAAACGAAACTCCCCTGGATTGTTTTTTCTTGCATGATCTACTGCTGTTTGAGAACCATCAAAACCGAGGTAAGGTACTTCAACAAAGCTGGATAGGTATCCTTGACCACACCCCACGTCTAAGCAAGGACCACCACGCTTATTTATGATGAATGCCAAAGGTTTAAGGACAGTCGTTTGAAACTCTGGACTACGTAGATAGTCGTAGTAGTCTTTAATGCCGTGGACTTCGTTTAGCTCTTGGGGAGATTGGTTGAGGTTAAGCATCGAGGTAATCCTCTGGGATACATTCCTTCGTAATGAAGTCGTAAATTCTAGTACGGGATACGTGGTCATCCTTAGGTATTTTCCACTCCTCCCCGTATTCTCTTTCTAAATAAGTTTCAATCCTGTACGGAATATTGAAGACCCTACCAAACATTTCAATTTGACTGTAGTTCTCTAATAATTCTGCCTCATGTACTAGCGCGTAAGGCTCCAGCACGGAAGGATGAACGGGGCTAGCCGTAAATCTGAGGGTTCCCCAGCGGATCATACCAACAAGATCAACCTTGGCTCCATATTTCCAAGCTACGATAGTCCTAATTTTGTGGAAGGGTAGAGAAAACGTCTCAACCTGGAAATCGAGGGAGGCTAAACGGGAAACTAGGGGCACGGCAATAGGTGTTAGATTCTCTTGAAGAATGCCAAAGTCAACGTCTCTTTCAGTGGGAACAAATCCGTTGTCTCTGTATGCTCCAAGGGCCGTTCCCTGCATGAGAAAGAATGGTATATCCAAGCTGTGGAGTAGACCAGAGACTTCTAGCAAGCACTTGCAGCCAGCTTCTTTATCCATTAGTGACATCGAGGATAGTCCTTTCGTAAGCGTTCAATATCTACTAATAACTTTTTTGCCAACCGGCGATAGTCGTAGTATTCTTTAGCTGCATGGGCATATTCCTGTTGGATTTTGGGGTCGTATGTATTGCAAAGGTCTTGAACAAGCTGGGCTAAAGTGGGGATTGGAATACCTGGGGGTATTCTTACGATGTTATCATCTATGGATGGCATCACTTCATCTGTCGGCAAGTCTGTAATTACCCGGCAACCACAAGCAGTTGACTCTACAATTTTGCGGAGTGCATAGCCATAAATTGAGCTAGTACAGATTGATACTTTGTACCTGTTAAGTAGCTTCAAAAAAGCTGGAGTTTCGCATCCCTTTCTATGGTACCCCGGATGCTTATGGTAGTCCACCATTGGGAGGCTTTTGAGATTGTCTCTAATACGCTCTCGCATAGGGTAGGCTCTCGACATTGCACCAGAAAATAAGCAGTTCATTCTTTTGGGGGCATAGGCAGGAACTACCTTAAGGTCCAGGCTGTGGTATGTCCTGATTAGATGTTCAGGCCTTACGTAGGGAGCATTATGGCAAACAATAGCTGGATGGTAATAAATAATCCATGCGTGACAGCCCATATCCTTCGCTGCCTCTGCATGATATTTAGGTCGTTGGTGTGAATCTTTGAGGATAGTTAGCTTAAATATGTTGGGTTGACCTGCTAGAGAATTGACCTTTGTGAATGCTGCGTCATGGTCTCTAAAGTCTCTTGGTGCCACGTCCCACTCTCGCTTGTCTTGCAACACGACAACGCCTGGCTTCATTGTGGCAATAATGCTGCGCACATCCGTTTGATTATGTGGTAAGCCATGCCCAACCAAAGCATATCCGGCATGTTTCAACCCGTTAAAAATTTGCCACCCCTCATCTGTTGTGTGATGCTTCATAGAGGCTACCCCAAAAGCTATCCCACTTGAACCTCCGCCAACGTAGGGAGGGATAGCTAGTTGTTCAAATCCCCCAGGTTTTGGTAGACTTTCTATCACATCTTGGACCGTCCTGAGTCGCTTCGATTGGCTTTGGGAGACCTCGGGTTTTATGGGATCAAATCCTAACCAAGCTTTCGCAAACTGCTGAAACTCCGGGCTGTTATAAGCTTCCGCCCACTCGTCTGGAACGGAGATTGTTTTCACGACTAATCCCTAGGTGAGAAATTGTAGGGCATCGAAGTCTTCTCCCAAGAAAGAGAGAGCTTCAGGGTGGGGTTGATTGCTGATGGAACTCTCGTGTCCCATGTGTTGTATCAAGGATGGGGAGTGGATGTATTCTTTGTAGCCTGCCTGACGAAACGCTTCAACGATTGTGCCATCAATCTTCTTGTGCTTTCTCCATCCAGTTGTTCTTGGCTTATTCACTATGTGCGGTTGCTGTAGAAGAGCGGAGACGGCTTTTCGGTCAAAGACAAGAGCAACAGCCCCACGCCCTCGTTGGTTAGATTCTATCCACCCTCTACTCTCCTCTAGTAGCTTTTCGTTGTCCATAAAGGACAGCAAATTGAGGTAACCTTTTTCAGGATACTCACACTTTTCTAGATAGGCTTTGAGATTGGGGTATGTGATAAGATCATCTTGGAAAATTGCAAACCGGCTACACTCAGGATTCCTCACATACAATTCCCAAAGGGAGAGTATCCAATTCCCAAACGTAAGGACTGGGGATTGTCTGTAGGTAGTGGGCAACCCTAGAGAAGCATACTCACCGGGGTTGTAGGGACCATCCACAAATAGGCGGGGACAATCAAACCCAGCCTTTCTCAGAGATGTTAGAGTGGTTGGTAGGGTTGTGTGCCTACGCTCTGGCACGGTTGTGATACCGTAGCTCCACTTAATCAGTTTCATAATAGCCACTTCCCCTTTGGGCATTGTTCAGTCAACATCTTTGCTTTGTTCAGTACGGCTATCTTGCTGTTGTTCACGCAACATCCGCACTTACGACATTTGCCATTCTTGGTGTAATGCTCGCACGCTACACACACTGCAAGGCACGCCTCAACTTCTGGTTGCGTTCGCGTTGGATACCCGGCTGCCCTCCAGCGGATCAGCGCATCAGCATAGTGTTTAATATGCTCTGGCTTGATTCCGAGTCGGTCGGCTACTGGTTGGAGGTCTCTAGGTGTGGGTTGTTCTGGTTGCTGCTTCTCTGGCTGTTCAACGGGCTGCCCTTGTCGCTTCTCTCGTTGTTGCCTCATGTATTCGTGTGCCAGCTTCATCAGGTCACCGGATTCGTGAGGCTCAGCTTCACCTGTAACGCCGTGTTGTCATTCAGGTCACTCATGTCCCTGGCCGACGCAAACCTCTCGGCTCCGATCAAGTTGCCCGCCGAGTCGGTCAGGTAATATCCGTAGGCTGATTGGGCCGGGTCGGTATCGCCAGTTGCCGTCCACGATACGGTGCAGGATGTAATCTCTGCCGTGTTCACATCCAGCGTGCCGTCGCCCCAACATGAAAATACGATGCTCGCGTACCCGGCGAAGTCGCACTCCGTGTAATCGCCGATAACGTCGTCGGCCGCTGGGGTGATGTCGTTCTTGAAAAGATGGACGCGGTACGGCTCGAACGCCTCGACGATGCGTTTCATGTACTCGTTGCAAAACATCCACTCTTCGCTGCCGGTGTCCTTCAGGTGGATCTGCAACCGAACCAAGACCGCGTCCCCGCAATCCTCCAGCACCCGTGGCGTGGATGACAGCATAGCCCCGGCCACTTCGTCCGCATCGTAGTACCCGAGCACGCCGTAAATATCGTTATCCGTCGCGCCGTCCGTGTGCTGGAATAGCTCGGTATCGCTGTAAGTGCTCGCCGCGTCACCGTCCAAGGTCGATGCCTGAAAGGCCGTCGTGTTCGCCGCGTACCCCGTGTAATCCGCCTCGGTGAAGTCGGCCCAGGCCATGTCACGCGACGGCTCGCCGCTGGTCGGGAGCTTCCAGAGCTTGAGCGACGTGCCGAACTCGGCCTTGTACAGGTCCAAGATGTTGTCGCGGTATTCGGTCGAGATTACAAATGCCATAGCTACACCAAGGTATGGGTTATTTCGAGTTTCAGAACGCCTTCAAGGGTTTCGCGACTTACCAGGCTCTGCTCGGCTTCCAGTTTCAACACGCCCTCAACGGTCTCGCGAATGTCAAGAATTGAGTGCTCGGCTTCCAGTTTCAACACACCTTCAATAGTCTCGCGTTCAGTGAAGGAATGGTCAGCTGTTAGCTTGAGAACGCCTTCGATTTCATGTTCGGTCCACTCGACATCGTTGTCAAAGTCGTCACAAACCGGGGACGTTGAACAATCAACAAAAGAAGAGCAGGTGTTAAGATGAAATC